AGCTCAAGTCTCAACTCATCGATATCAACATCCCGGCCTTCCTCTGCAGCTGATACTTTAGAAGCAAAATTCATAAAGTGATCAGCAAGTGACTCACCTTCAGCATCTTCAGTACCTCCAACAACTTTTGTAGGATCTTCCGGATCAATAGGACCAGTCTCTTGTTTTGAAACTTCATCTTCCTTAGAATCAGGACCCATAGCTCTACCAGCACGGTCAACTCTTTCGCCTTGCTCTGCAGCTCCAAGTGTACCTGCAACGCCGCGACCTCTCTTATAAATACCCTCCGCGAGTACTTCGAGTTGTCTAGTTCCATTATTCCATGACTTCTTGCTCATAATATTATTTAATCGGTTAGTATATTTTTTATAGCGTCTTTATCAGTCTCACTAAGCTCTTCTGGTACGAAATAAGTTATAGCCTCATCTAAATTATTCTGCATTAAGGATCTAGTCTGTGAGCCAGATATTGAATCTTCTTGCATTGGGATCTTCACTACATTAACTAGCGGATACTTCTCAACGTTTTTTGTAAAGTAATCATAACGCTTAACATCTTCATCTTTAGCGCCAGCACCAACAGTAATAGCTACCTCTTTATTATTATCTGCAAATTCGTAAACTGTCCTTACAGGAGAGTTTTCAGCTAACTCAATCTCAACTGGCTTACCCATATACTTTGCATATACATCCCAGATTTCCTTAGATTGCTCTGCTGTAATACCATCACGATCTTTATTACCTATAATAACAATTCCACTATCTGCATCTTCAAGTAAATATTTAAAAGCTTTGAAATGTCCTTTTGTAGGAGGCTTATAACCTCCTGGCATAAGAGCAACTCTATCTCTATCTCTCAGATGCTCGCCATCTTCATAATACTCTTTAAATGTTTGCATTATCTTGTAATAGGTGTTGAAGATTGACCGCCACTAAAGTTAGCTCGGCTAAACTCTAAACGATCAACAAGTTTTACCGCATCACCTGCTCTAGATACTGCAACATAACCTTCTGGTGCTGTTGTCTTCAGAGTACCATCTTCGTTATCAAGGAAGTGTTTTGTATTGTATACTGCGTTGTTATACTTGTTAACGAAAATTTGCTTAGCTTGAGAAAGCAATCTACTAACCTTAAAGATATTAACTATATCTTTTTCTTGAGCTTTAATCTCTGCAAGCTTCTTATTAAATGCTTCAACAGCACGCTTCTTACCAGCTTGAGACTTAAGCCTGGTCACTTGTTTCTCCTTACGACCTTTAAACCATTCAATAAATTTCTTAAATGACATCTCTGAATCCTCTAAGTACTTACCTTGCTGAATTTCTGAGTTAGTATAAATGTTAAGAAGATCAGAAGGTAAGTCTTTATAGTTAACTTTAATTTTATCTGCTGTTTTAAGTAAATCCTTTACTTGCTTTGCCTCATCAACATCAAGAGTAACTGTACCGGTAGTATCTGTAAAGACAGCATCATCAACCCATACACCAGGTACTTTCTTAAGACCTTTAACAGAGATATTATACTGAGGTGGTGAGTTAAGATTGTCATAACCAGTATGGAATACAATTCCGAATACAGAGTTACCAATTTCTTTACCTAACTCAGAGTCAGACTCAACAGCATAACGTATAGTATTAGGCTTAAAGGTAAGATGCTTGACTCCATCCTCCATCATTGGCTGTAATGAAGAAGAATCAAACATAAAGTCACCTTGAAGAATACCTTTAATACCTAATTTAGGTAGATACTTGAGAGCTTTCTTTAGTTTATCTGCTAAACCAGGGGCATGTCCATGATTCATCTCTATATCAGCATCTGTATAGTTAATCTTTGGATCTTTATTAAAGATAGACTTCGTCCCTACAAAAAACTTACCAGTTTCTGGATGTTTACCAGCAAAAATAGCAGGTGCACCATCCCATTTAACAGAAGTATTAACCTTTCTCTTAGACTTTCCTTGAAGATGAGAAAGTAAATCAGCAATAAAACCTCTCGCAACACCATATCCCCTTTCACCTTGCGTAAGAACAAGCTCTTCAAGGTGAGTTAAATGGGTATTTGCTTTAGCCTCCGTTAAAAGACCGTGAGTTATAAAATATTTTTTAAAGCTAATCATTGTTCTATTTAATTATATCGGAGTTCCTTATGCAAACACTTTACCCTCACTATCTTCTGCAAATCTACTTAAAAATCCAATTCTAGGTCTCAATCCATTATAAGCAACTTTCTCAAATTTTACATTTTTGTTGTTATAGATCTTGCTAGCTATTTCCTCCGGAGAACCGGATGCAAATACATAATTACCAGTACCCTTTCCACCTGCTCCAACATCATGAGCAAGAAAATAAGGAAATCCTTCTAGAAGAATATATCGATATAAGTTTAAAACTGCTATACCTCTTTGAATTGATTTTGGGTTGTTGAGATCTATTGTATTATAGACTGTACTATTTAATATACTGTCATCAAAATCACCAAAAATCTTTAAATATTCCTTAAAAGCTATCTTAAAATCACCACCTGCACCATTTGAATCTGCTAACTTATATGCACGTGATACTGCACTTGGAAAAACATTTAACGCATTAAATCGCTCACCACCAACATCATAACCTTTACCATTTAAAGTTATACCCATCTTTGACTCAAGATATTTAGATGCTTCTGCAACTCTCTTTTTAAAGATAACGTCTGATGTAGCTCCAAGAGCTGCATTTTCACCTTTTATTTCAAACTCTTTACCATTTAATTCCAAGTCACCTTTATTAGTTGCTGCATCAATATTACTAAACAATAAAGCAAACGCTACCTCACCCATACCAACACCACGCTTCTTATCATCTTGACCAGTGTGAATCATAATCTGCTGAGCAAGACTTCTAGAAACACCTGGTACATTGGCTAAAATATCATATAAATTTCCAGACTCGGCTTCTGGAAAGGGAACTTCATCACCCTCCTTTAAGAATTTAAAAAAATTAGCTTTATCTTCTTCTGGTAAATCCTCAATCAATGCCTGAATCTCACCTGAAAACTTCTTTAATATTGAAGAACTAAATTTCTTAGTAGCAAGAGTATCCCTAATAGGTCTATAACCAGAAAATGTCTGAATTCTATTATACAGCTTTTTAAGTTGTTCTGGATCTGCTTGGTCAATATCCATCGTATCAAGCAGATCTTTAATTTTATCAATAGTATATTCAACTGCTTTTTCTTCTTTAGGAGAATTCTCCTTAAGCATCTGCATATATACATTTGTAATTTTGCTATCCATACCTGTAGTATATTAGAGTTCCTTATACCTGAATATCATCAAGTGCAGCTTTAGTTGAATCAACACCAAGCTCAAGGAAGTTTTCAATTTGACCAGCAATGTCCTTAGCATCCATAGTTTCAAACGCCCCTTGAAGCTCTTTAGCAATACGACCCTCACTATCATCAGGTACATGTAAAAAAGCTTTAAGTAAAAGACCAACGAGATACTTCTCACCTTCTGGAGTCATTTCTGCAGGATCTTGAATAGGTGGCTGTTCAGCCATATCTGTTGCATCCATCTCATCTGCCTCAACGAGACCATACTTTTTAAATAGTTCTAATGTCTTATTCATCATTTTAATTCTCTAGCTATGTTATTAAGTTTCTTTGCCATTACTTGATAAAGTTTATTTTTAGCACTAGCAACCATCTTTGTACCATCCCTACTCAATGCACCAGCTTTAGCATCCACACCACCAGTTACTGCATCCGCAGCTGCAATATCCTGTTGAATTTGTTGAATATCCTCTTGATCCATCTCTCCATCCTCCGCGACACCCGTCATTTCCTCTTTAAACTCTTGAAAATTATCAAAGGCAAAATCACCACCGGTTATTGTAAACTGATTTACTACTTCACCTACTGGATCTGTTAAGGTAACAGTAAACTCATCTTGAGCTCCTGGTTGATTTTCTGCGATAAGCTTCAAAAACTTCTTCATACCATTATTTATGGTAAAAGAGAGAATTTAACCTTAGCATTTTCGGTAAATTCTCTTTCTACTTTAGTCAAGCCTGTATTTTTAAGGAACTTCTTAAATTTTTTGAAGCAAACTGCACTTGAATCCTCTCTCTTAACTACTCTATACTTTAACTCTCTTAAAAATGCATCAAATGATATTGTATCGTATACAATCGTTGTTGGTAGTGCATTAAAAATACGCTTAACAAGCATATTTTCTACAGGGTACTTAGTATACTCGCGATAGTAAAAAATCTTCTTAGTATCTGACTCTTTACATATATTAATAATTTGATGTAACATAAAATGAGTACCTATTCTGTTTTTATCCCTCTTACTCATCTTACCTAACTCATTTTCCGCAATATAATAATTATAATCCTTACAAGACTGAACAAGAGCCGGCTCTAAATCTATATACTCAACATTCTGTACATCATCAAAGTAACTGAATTTTGTTTTAACTAGAGCGGTAGTAGACATATCAAATATTTATACTAGAGTTCCTTATAACTTAGGTATTGGTTGAGATAATTTAACTTTTCCTAGGCGAATGTTTATAATGCCGTTGTAGTAGTCATCTCTAAGTAGTACCTCCTCTTTAAATTGTAGCAAGGTTTCTAAATATGCAAGCTCACTCTTGGATTCACACCAAAATAGTATTTCAAACTTAAAGCTTTTCTTTCCCAACTTTGAAATATCCTCGTTAAGTTCCTTAGATGAAGAGGTATAACTCTTCCAATCAGTTTCAACCTCTGATATACGTCGATTCTTCTTTCCCTTGAGCGGTGGTCTCTTCTTCAACGTAAGACATTGCTTTTTACCAATATACTTTCTATTATTAATGAGGTTTGTTATTCTATAAACAAACCCATATGGAAGTGCTTCCTCTGTTAGAAGGCCTTCCCAATGACCAAGATCAGCCATTATCCTTCATCTCAACCTCTTCTTCATTCTCCCCCTTTAAGAAAACACCATTAATACCCTTGCTCTTATTTTTCCTTTTCTTAGATTTACCTTTCTTACCGACTACACCCTTTCTTGTATCGACTTTACCGAGCATTTTAGGTATACGTGTATCATTAGGAGCATAAAAGTCTCCCTGCTTAGGTTCACCGGTTACATTTGTAGCACCAACCCCAGCATCTGCCGTCGTCATATCTTCAGCAATATAATCTTTAAAATGCTCAGCAAATGTTTTTTTCATACTATTATTTATAGGTTAACTCTTCTTTTTAAAAATAAAACCTTCAACATAAACGTAATCCATTTCTGTATTATCTAATACGTATAATGCATCTTCGATAGTAGTTAGAATCGGAGCTCCTTTAATATTAAAAGAGGTATTTAATATAACTGGAATTTCATCACGCTTTTTAAGTTCTTTTAAAATATCATAAAAGAGCTTATGACCTCCTTTAGATACAGTTTGTAATCTTGCAGTACTATCAATATGTGTAATAGAAGGTAGCA